CGCGCACTGCGTCCATTAATCCCCATCAACAATCCCAAGATTTTGTACCCACCCCCCATGACGTTGAAAGCTTGGGTGATGGTGATGACGTGATAGGGGAAATGGCCCCCCATGAAAAAGATTTGGGTTCCCATACGGGTGGGGGTAAAAAGGAGAAGCCGTTATGGGAAGATCCTAAGCGGTGGTATGAGCATCATTATGGGGAGATAAAGATGGAGGATGAGATGCCGAGAGAGGAGTTTGCTAAACGATTTAGGGAGATGAAGGATGACTCCGGCGCAGCGTGATGTGTATCGTGTTGTGGTTGAGTGGTGGAAGCAGTACCATTTTGGACCGACGTACGATGACATACGGTTTGTATTGAGGTTGGAAAGTAAAGCTGCGGTATGGAAGACGGTACAGCGGTTGGTGAAGAAGGGTATGTTGAAGCGGGAAAAGGGGATGGCGAGGAGTATTAGGCCGGCCAATGGGAAATCTTAAGGAATTAGCTCAAGCGGCGATGAAACACTTGCACCTTTTGACGAAGGAGGAGCAGGCGTTTTTGTATGAGGAGATTGCCCGTTTAGAGGAAGAGGAAGTAAAGAAGCAGGCTAGGAATCATTTCTTGCCGTTTGTAAAACAGATTTGGCCTGGGTTTATTGAGGGCTATCACCATAAGTTGGTGGCTGAAGCGTTTGAAGAGGTGGTATTTGGGGATTGTAAAAGGCTGATTATTAATATGCCGCCGCGGCATACCAAGAGTGAGTTTGCGTCGTTTGCTTTGCCTGCTTGGTTCTTGGGAAATTTTCCTGATAGGAAGGTGATACAGACATCCCATACGGCAGAACTGGCGGTTGGATTTGGCAGAAAGGTTAGGAATCTGGTTAATTCGGATGAGTATAAGAAGGTGTTTGAGGAAGTAAAGCTTCAGCAGGATTCTAAGGCTGCGGGCCGATGGTCTACGAATAAAGGTGGTGAATATTTTGCGATTGGGGTGGGCGGTGCTGTAACAGGTAAGGGTGCTGACCTATTGATTATTGATGATCCTCATTCGGAGCAGGAAGCAAGATTAGCTGCACATAAGCCTGAAGTCTTTGATGCGGTGTATGAGTGGTATACGTCAGGGCCGAGACAGCGTTTACAACCGGGTGGGCGGATTGTCATTGTGATGACACGATGGTCGTTAAGGGATTTGACGGGTCAAGTGATTAAGGCCAGTGGTACGCGTGGCGGAGATGAGTGGAAGATTATTGAATTGCCAGCTATTTTGCCGTCAGGAAGATCTTTATGGCCGGAGTTTTGGCGAATAGAAGAGCTGATGGCGTTAAAAGAAGAGCTACCCGTTGGTAAATGGCTTGCTCAGTATCAACAACAACCCACAGCAGAAGAAGGTGCGATTGTTAAGCGGGAATGGTGGAAGCGTTGGGAGTCTGATAGACCGCCTGCATGTGATTTTGTACTGCAAAGTTGGGATACGGCGTTCCTAAAAAGCCAGCGAGCGGACTTTTCCGCCTGTACAACCTGGGGCATATGGACCAATGAAGATGGTGATACCAACATTATCCTGTTAGATGCCTTCAAAGACCGCTATGAGTTTCCCGAATTGAAGCAAAAAGCCTATGAAACGTACATGGAATGGCAACCTGATGTGTTTTTGGTAGAAGCCAAGGCCGCAGGAAGTCCATTGATCTTTGAATTACGGAAAATGGGCATACCGGTGAGCGAATTTACGCCGACTAAGGGTAATGACAAGATTGTTAGGCTCAATGCAGTAGCAGATTTGTTTGCTTCAGGGCGGATTTGGGTGCCAGATCGCAAGTTTGCAGACGAATTGATTGAAGAAGTTGCAGCTTTTCCTGCTGGCGAGCATGATGACCTAGTGGACTCAACAACCCAAGCCTTGCTACGCTTCCGTACCGGCGGTTTTTTGTCACTTCAATCGGATGACGCCGATGATCGTCCAATAAACCCCCGACGACACAGCTATTACTAGGAGCCGACATGCCAATTGATCCAGAAAAGTACAGACATTTGACATCAGATAACCAAAAATTGTCAGTTGATTACAGACCTTTGAACTTTGACAAGCTTCTTGCTGCAAAAGCATTTCGTGTGACTAACCAAGGCGATGAATCAGGGGGTTTTAGTACAGATCCAACTAAAGGGTTTTCACTAGTTTCTGCTTACAATGATTCTATTGGGCAAGGTAAAGGAACTGCTGCTTGGCCCGATAATCCTAATTTCCTCAATGTTGTAAAAGAAATGATGACGCAGCGTCCGCATGACATAGGCGCTCACAAATACATTCAAATAATCCAGTCTGCAAAAGACATGGGTCTGTCAGACGATGATATTTATTTGAAAGCGCCGCAGCGCGTCTTGATGCCACAAGACTATAAACATGGCGGTAACGTCGCTTTAATTTAGGAGCCATGATGGCAATTGCACCCGCACTCTACCCCGCACCCCTTGGTTTGGACGCCGCTATGGATGAACCAACCGAAGTGGAGATTGAAATTGAAGACCCTGAGTCTGTCACGATTGCAACAGACGGCGTGGAAATTACGCTTGAACACGAACCTGAATACCCAACAGACCATGACGCCAATCTAGCGGAATATATTGACGAGCGTGAGCTAAGTACCATTGCATCAGACTTACTTGATGACTACGAAACCGATCAGTCATCCAGGAAAGAGTGGGTGGATACGTATGTTGATGGTTTGAAGTTACTAGGACTAAAGTATGAGGATCGTACAGAACCCTGGCCGGGAGCCTGCGGTGTGTTCTATCCGTTGCTATCCGAAGCAGCAGTCCGTTTCCAGGCCGAATCCATTATGGAAACATTCCCTGCGTCCGGTCCTGTAAAAACGCAAATCGTTGGCGTATTAAGCAAAGAAAAAGAAGACGCAGCCGAGCGAGTCAAAGAAGACATGAACTGGCGTCTAACAGAACAAATGCCAGAGTACCGACCCGAACATGAAAAGATGCTTTGGTCGTTAGCCTTAGCCGGCTCAGCATTTAAAAAGGTCTACTACGATCCGTCTCTAGGCAGACAGGTATCTATGTTTGTGCCTGCGGAAGATCTTGTCGTGCCCTATGGCGCAACAGAGTTGCGGTCTTCGCCACGCATTACGCAAATCATGCGTAAAACAAAGAACGAAGTTAAAAAACTTCAGCACGCAGGACTGTGGCGCGACATCGATCTTGGTGAGCCAACAACTGTTCTTGACGATATTGAAAAGCGCAAGGCTGAAGAACAAGGCATGTCAGCCACAATGGATGATCGTTACCGCATCCTTGAAATGTGTGTTGACTTAGATCTGCCAGGATTTGAGGACTCAGACAAACAAGGCCCAACTGGTATCGCGCTGCCTTATATTGTGACCATTGATAAAGGCACAAGCAAGATATTAGCAATACGTAGAAACTGGTATGACGACGATCCGCTTAAATTAAAACGGATGCATTATACCCATTACATATATATACCTGGATTTGGTTTTTATGGGTTTGGATTAATACATTTAGTTGGTGGATTTTCAAAATCCGGCACATCATTAATTAGGCAGTTAGTTGATGCAGGCACATTATCTAATTTACCCGGCGGATTAAAATCACGCGGCTTGCGTGTTAAAGGTGACGACACGCCAATATCACCAGGGGAGTTTAGAGACGTAGATGTCCCATCTGGTTCTATTAGGGACAACATCCTTCCGCTGCCCTATAAAGAACCAAGTCAGGTTCTTTTTGAATTGCTTAAAACAATTGTTGAAGAAGGACGCCGGTTTGCAGCAACCGCAGATATGCAAATCAGTGATTTATCTGCAAATACCCCAGTAGGAACAACATTAGCAGTATTAGAGCGCACATTAAAAGTAATGTCTGCGGTACAGGCGCGTTTGCATTATTCAATGCGCCAGGAGTTTAAATTATTAGCCGCTATTATCAGAGATTATTTGCCGTCTGAATATAACTACGATGTTGATTCACCGATAGGCAGAATGGTAAAACAGGCAGATTATGACAATGTAGACGTCATCCCTGTCTCTGATCCAAATGCAACGACACTTGCCCAGCGAGTTACGCAATATCAAGCGGTGTTGCAGCTAGCAGCACAAGCCCCGCAGATCTACGACATGCCGGAGTTGCATAAAAGGATGCTAGGTGTATTGGGTATTAAAGAAATAGACAAACTCATACCAGTGACCAAACAGCAAGAGCCCCGTGACCCAATCACAGAAAACATGGACATTTTGAACATGAAGCCTGTGAAAGCGTTTATTTATCAGGATCACGATGCACATATTGCTGTGCATATGGCTGCACTCAATGATCCGTTGCTACGACAACAGATGCAACAAAACCCAATGTCCGGCCAGATGATGGCTGCTGCTATGGCGCATGTGAACGAGCATTTGGCATTCCTGTATCGCCGCAAGATGGAAGAGCAGTTAGGTGTACCGTTACCACCGCCAAATACGCGGATGCCAGAAGACTTTGAAGTTCAAGTCTCCCGATTGGCGGCTCAAGCGGCCCAACAGTTGTTGCAACAAAACACGCAACAAGCGCAAATGGCCCAAAACATGCAGGCTCAACAAGATCCTGTTGTTCAAATGCAGCAAAAAGAATTGGAAATTAAAGCGGCGCGTGAACAGCGTGAAGCAGCAAAAGACGCGGCTGATATTCAATTGAAACAACAAGCACAGGCTCAGAAAGTGATGTTGGAGCAAGAGCGCTTGGCTTCTAACGAGCGCATCAATAATCAAAACAACCAAGTCAAGATGATTGACAAGGCTGCGGAAATCCAGCGGGGTCAGTGATGGAGTTTTATGAAGCTGTCAACCTGGAGATAAACAAGCAAATCCGTTATGCGGAAGAACAGCTTGCACAAGGAAGTATGAAGTCGTTTGAAGAATACAAATTCGTCTGCGGTCAGATTCAAGGTCTTTTGATTGCAAGACGCATTAACGAAGACCTTGCTAACCGAATGAAGGAATATGATGACTGATCTGTCGGAAATTACCGAAGAAGAGCAGCAAGAAGCTACGCAATTGCCTAATCCAACGGGCTATCGCATGTTGTGTGCTTTGCCAGAAGTTGAAGACAAATTTGCCAACGGAATTCTAAAGCCTGACGCGTTAACCAAGCTTGAAGAGTTCAGCACGGTGGTGTTGTTTGTTATCAAACAAGGCCCGGATTGCTATAAGGATGCTGCAAAGTTTCCTACAGGCCCGTGGTGCAAAGAAGGTGATTTTGTGTTGGTACGTGCTTACTCAGGCACGCGATTCAAAATTCATGGCCGTGAGTTTAGGCTGATTAATGATGACACTGTAGAAGGTGTTGTTGAAGACCCACGCGGGTATAGCCGCGCATAAAGGAGCTGTTATGGCAGCAGAGCAAGAAGGAAGAATCGAAGTAGAAGTAGAAGGCGAAGGTCCGGCCGAAGTTGAAATTATTGATGATCGCCCGGAGCTAGATAAAAACGCGACGCCTATCAAAAGCGATCCTGAAGATATACCTGATGACGAAATCCGTCAGTATTCAGACAACGTCAAAAAGCGCATACAGCAATTAACACACGCCAGACATGATGAGCGCCGAGCAAAAGAAGAGGCGTTCCGTGAGCGTGAGGCTGCAATTGCTTATGCCAAACAGATTGCTGAGGAAAACAACAAACTCAAAGAGAAGTTAACCACCGGCGAATCAACGCTTATTAAAACGATGCAAGTGGCGACCGAGAAAGAACTCGATGAAGCCAAACGCAAATACAAAGAAGCGTTGTATACAGGTGACGCCGACAAGATTACAACGGCCCAAGAGGAACTGAGTAAAGCAGTTATTAAGGCTGAACGCGTTAAGGGATTTAAGCCTGCTGCACAAGAACAGTTGCAATCTGTAGAAAATCAAACATATAATCAACCAAGTCCTCCGCAGTATGTTGATAACAGAGCCTCGCGCTGGAAAGCTAGTAACCCGTGGTTTGGGCAATCAGGCGATCCTGGAGTGGATGATGAGATGTCTCATTTTGCTATGGGCGTCCATAAGAAACTTACGCGAGAGCATGGTGATAACTATGCTGCGACTGACGAATATTACGAGCGAATAGACGCTCGCATGAGGGAGAAATTCCCTGAATACTTTGGCAAACAGGCTGGGCCAGAGTCTTACCGCAAGCCTGCTAGTTCGGTGGTTGCCCCGGCAACGCGCAGCTCGCCACCTAAAAAATTGAGACTGACCGCCTCGGAAGCTAACGCTGCCCGCAGGATTGGAGTGCCGCTTGAACATTACGCCAAGGAATTGGCAAAACTCCGTATGGAAGGAAAACTATGAGCCGCGAATCCCGTGAAGTACAGAACCGTGAACAAACGGAGCGTCCTAAACAGTGGAAGCCGCCCAGCTCATTGCCTGATCCTCTCCCGCGAGACGGCTGGAAGCACCGCTGGGTCAGAACGTCCATCCTTGGACAGGCAGACGCCAGAAATGTGGCAACCCGTCACCAAGATGGATTTGAACCATGCAAATGGGAAGAGTATCCAGAAGTAGCCCGAGCGATGCTCGCAACCGGACCTCAAACCGGAAACATTGAGATTGGTGGATTAATGCTGTGCCGCGCCCCTGTAGAGATGGTCGAGCAACGTAATGGTTATTACATGCAGCAAGCTCGTGATTGGATGCAGAGTGTGGACAGTAATTTCATGCGCGAAAACGACCCAAGGATGCCGCTCTTTAATGAGAAACGGTCCGAGGTCCGATTCGGTAAGAGATAAACCTCATTTGGAGTAATTAAATGGCTTACCCGACTATTTCAGGCCCATATGGCCTGCGTCCGGTCAATTTGATCGGCGGTCAGGTGTTTGCCGGAGCCACTCGTCAGCGCCGGATCGTAAACTCCAGCGCTTCAAGTATTGGCTTTGGTGACCCTGTGAAGTTTGACGCCAACGGTTGCGTTGTCGTTTGTACCGAAACAACTACTGCCCCGACCACTGGTTTTGCTGGTGTGTTTATGGGCTGTACGTTTGTCTCGTCTGTGACTGGTCAGCCGACCTTCTCACAAGCTTGGATCTCTGGAACCGCAGTAGCAAGCAACACCTACATTGTTGCTTACATCTGTGAAGATCCAGATCAGTTGTTCCAAGTTTGCGGCGTTAGCGGCACGACGGTTGTTTCAACAACCTCTGGCTTCACTTATACCGACATCGGTTTAAACGTAGCTATGGTTGCAAACACCCTGAATACCACAACCAAAGATTCACGCTATGCAGTAGATATTGCTAGCGGTGCAACGACCCAGACTTTGCCGTTGCGAATCATTGATGTGGTGCCTGACACGGCATTCACCTATAGCAGCACGCTGTACTATCCAGAAGTCATTGTTAAGTTCAATGCAGCCTATGTGGTGCAAGCGACTGGCGTGGTGACGGGTGGTCATGCGTACAACAACCCAGTCGGTCTGTAAGGGGAACATAAATGGCTATTTCACGCGCACAACTATTGAAAGAGCTGCTCCCCGGCCTGAACGCACTGTTCGGTCTTGAGTACGCTCGCTATGGCGAAGAACACAAAGAGATCTACGAAACCGAGACCTCTGAGCGTTCGTTTGAAGAGGAAACCAAGCTGTCTGGATTCTCGGCCGCACCGGTCAAGAACGAAGGTTCTGCGATTGCTTATGACAACGCGCAGGAAGCTTGGACGGCTCGCTACACCCATGAGACGATTGCGATGGGCTTTTCAGTCACTGAAGAAGCGATTGAAGACAACCTGTACGACTCGCTCAGTTCGCGTTATACCAAAGCGCTTGCTCGCGCTATGGCATACACGAAACAAGTTAAGGGTGCAGCAGTGTTGAACAACGGATGGGCATCTACCGTTACTTACGGTGATGGACAGCCTCTGTTCTCTACAGCACATCCTCTTGTATCCGGCGGCACTAACAGCAACACGCCTGCTACCCAGGCTGACTTGAATGAGACTTCGTTGGAAAACGCAGTCATTCAAATCGCAGGGTGGACGGACGAACGTGGTCTGTTGATCGCAGCTCGCCCACGCAAGCTCATCGTTCCTCCGAACCTCCAGTTCGTGGCTACGCGTCTGTTAGAAACCGAACTCCGTGTCGGTACTAACAACAACGACATCAACGCCATCAAGAACAACGGTTCGATCCCAGAGGGATACACCATCAACCACTTCTTGACTGACACAAACGGCTGGTTCCTTACCACCGATGTGCCCAATGGATTGAAACACTTCGTGCGGACACCCATGCAGACTGGAATGGATGGAGACTTCGATACCGGAAACGTGCGGTACAAAGCCCGTGAGCGTTATTCATTCGGGGTTTCGGACCCTCTAGGCATTTTTGGTTCGCAAGGAGCTTGATGTAAATCAAGCACTTAGCACAGAGAACCCCGCTCCGGCGGGGTTTTTTGTTTCTTACAAGAAGTGTGGTACATTACCTGTTACTAAGTCACAGGAGATAAAATGGATACCACAAACTTACCCAGAACCCGCAAAGAGGCCCAAGCCTCAAACGCTAAGTACTACTTCACTGGTGAGCCTTGTAAGCATGGTCATATCGCACCACGTAAAACAAAAGGGTCGTGCGTTGAATGCTTAAAGGTGGAGTGGCAAGAGGCAGCAGAAAAACGCGCAGATTACTTCCGGGAGTACAACAAAAGGGAGGGCGTGAAAGACCGAAAGAATGATTGGTATGAGGCGCACAAGGAGCAAGTCATACAAGCAGCGGCAACCAGACCTTTGGAAGTAAAGCGTGTTTACCAAAAGGCATGGAAAGAGCGAAACACAACTTGGGTAAGAGCTGATACAAAAGCGCGTAGGCGCAAACATAGGGAAGCTACGCCTATTTGGCTTACCAGGGAGCAAAAAGGACAGATAAGAGAGTTGTACAAGATTGCTATTACGATGACCAAAACGACGGGTGAACAATACGTTGTTGACCACATCATTCCGTTGCGTTCGGAAGTTGTATGCGGTTTGCATGTACCTTGGAATTTACGTGTCATACCAAGGCAAGAAAACCTCTTGAAGTCCAACAAGCTCATTGACTCTCGCCCCTAAAACTGATACAAACACCCTACTAGGGTTCCCACCCATACAGACTGACCTAGCAGACTTTGTAGAGACGGTATGGGGATGCGCTACAACGCGGAGTTATTATGGCAATTACAACCTTTGACGGTCCAATCCGTTCACTGGGCGGGATCTATCAACAAGGCCCGTCTACTATCGTAGAAATCACAGCAAGTACAACCCTTGATCCAGTGGCTCATGGCGGCAGGATTATTTCAGTGGGTGGTACGCTTGCAGCTAACGTGGTTCTTACACTCCCAACGATTAATACCTCGGCCAATGTTTCTTCATCTGGTCCGGGCAATGATCCCAATACGCCTAACAACGAAGGCGTGACCTACACCATTTGGGTTCCGACGACGATTGCTACATCTTCCCTGAAGATTGGCACAGACGGCACGGATCGGTTTGTTGGTTATGTTTTGTCAATTGACAGTGACACAACCGATGCAACCCGTGGGTTTGGTGCTGGCGCGAATGATGATTTCATCAACTTTAACGGGTCAACAACCGGTGGCGTTGCGGGAACATGGGTTCAGATTGTGGCAATCGCTGCATTGAAATACATGGTCACTGGCGTAGCGGTTGGCTCGGGTTCAGTAGCAACACCGTTTGCAACGTCCTAATAGGAGTACATCATGGGGATGCAAACCGATGTTAAGTCGGCCCATGTGACAAGCTCTGGTGTTGTGGTGAATTACCGCACTCGTCTAAAGGGTGCGGTTATTTCAGCCAATACATCAGCGGCAACGCGCCATGCCGTCTTTGCAAATAACAGTACGCAAGCCGGGACTTACGGGCGTTCAACAACCACGGTGACTTGCACAATTACCAATCATGGTCTCACTACAGGGGATCGTGTGTGGCTGATCTTTGCGGCGGGTACAGGTGGTACAGCGACCACGGGCGTTTATTCAGTAACAGTGACAGATGCAAACGTATTCACTGTGACTGATACCGCTAGCGGAACGATTACAGGGTCACCTGTCGTTACGATGTACGCAGATATCTTGATGGAGATAGATGCTTACAACCCAACAGCATTCAACGTGCTTGTACCGGGAGAAGGTGTTGTTGCCACAAGCGGGATTTATACAGGTCTTGCTGCAAACGTCACTGCTACGGTGTTCTATGGCTAAGGCCAAGGGTATGGGGATTGCCACTTCAGTGAAGTCAGGCAATTTCCGCCCTACCAAGCAAGGTGCTGGCATGACGGAGAAAGGCGTTGCAGCTTATCGCAAGGCTAATCCTGGCAGCAAACTTAAGACGGCTGTGACCAGTGATAACCCTGGCCCGAAAGATGCGGCTCGCAGGAAATCGTTCTGTGCGCGATCAGCCGGTCAGATGAAGCAATTCCCTGAAGCAGCCAAAGATCCCAATAGCCGTATACGGCAGGCAAGACGTAGATGGAAATGTTAAATGGAAACCGGTGCTCTTGTTTGGAATCTCATCACATCATTCTTTGTGGGGCTGGTGATGTTTATGTTGAAACTAGCTTCAGATGAACAGAAACGCATCCAGATTTTATTGAACAAAACTCGGGAGGAAATCGCCCGTGATCACATCACTCGTGCAGAAGTTCGTGCAGACATGGAAAAGATTTGTGAACGCTTTGACACAGGCTTTGCAAGGCTTGAAGCAAAAATTGATGCCCTCGCTGAAAGGAAATGACGATGGAAAATGATCCCCGTAAAGGCCGTGGGCGTCACGGTGACACAAACTACAACCCTAACTACGATCTTGTACCCACCCAGAAAGAAAAGGGTGCGATGCAACAAGAGGTAGAGGATGAGAAGCTGCGTAAGCTAGACAAGCGTCCTAACCTTGGCAAGATGTTTAAGAATGGTGGATACGTCCGTGCTGCTGACGGATGCGCCCAGCGTGGTAAAACCAAAGGCACGATGGTGGTGATGAAATGAAAAAGCGCAAAGTCAGGCGTTACCAAGAAGGCGGGTATGGTGATGATGATTACGCTCGCAATGAAAACCGCGAAGGACGGATAAGTACACTAGATCCGTCTGACATTGAAGATGCAATTAGAGGGCGCATGATGGCAGAGCGTTCTCCAGAAACTATGGTGTCTCCAGTAAGAACGCCATCGGCAACAAGCACTTCAATAGCCCCTGATTTTGAAGAGCCTGGAACAGCAGGATTCTCGCGGACGCCACTCAAAAACCGACCAGCGGCAGCTTCTGGCCGACCATCGGCTGGTTCTGGCAGACCAGTGGGTCCGCCACGTGGCGGAAGCTCAACTCCGGTACAAAAACCAGCACAAAAAGAACCTGAACGTGCAATGGGCCGCACTGCGATGGGCAAGACCGTTGAACAAGAAATGGCGGGCATGGCATCTGCAAAGAAGGAGCCTGAGCGCCCCGTAGGCCGCACTGCGATGGGGAAAACGGCTGAACAAGAAATTGCAGCAATTAACGCTGCACGACAAACTGCTGGCAAGCGCGAGATCGAGCGTTTACAAAAAGCCGATAAGCCTTTAGAAAGAGTGTCTCCTGAAGAGGCTTTAATTGGCGGCGCAGCGTTGCGTGGTTTAAGAGCTGCCGGAGCCGGGTTGGCTAGTCGCATGGGAGCGGCATCAAAAGCCCGTGTAGAACCTCGCGTTCCACCGCGTCAGCCAGACATGTTAGAAATGCCTAAGCGCCGCTTGCCCTATGAAAAATATATGGGCGAAGCTGAAACCGTTAAGAAAGCAACGCCACGCCTTCCAGGTCAGCAGGAAGGAACAAAACGATTAGCATCTCCGCCCCGTGGCGGAGGTAAAGATCCCGGCGCTCGCCGCCCAACGCAAGATGAGTTGGATCAAATGCGTATGGGTTCTGATTTCATGCGTAAAGGCGGTAAGGTTGGAGGCGCTTCTAAGCGGGCGGATGGCATAGCCATGCGTGGCAAAACCCGTGGGAGGTACATTTGATGGACAAAATAGGACGTGTAATGCGCGAGTTCAAGGAAGGTAAACTAAAGTCTTCCTCTGGACAGAAAGTCACTAACCCCAAACAAGCCATAGCAATTGGCATATCGGAGCAAAAAGCCATGAAAGGTTACAAGATGGGTGGAGAACCCAAAGCGATGGTCAAGAAAGAAGTTGCCTTTATGAAAGCCAAAGGCGCACCGAAGTCTATGGTCAAGCATGAAATGGCCGAGATGAAGGGTATGAAATCCGGTGGTATGACCAAGATGGGCGCAGTAAAGACTGCTGCACCGTCTATCAATGGTGTTGCTGTGAAAGGTAAAACCAAAGGCAAGATGATCAAGATGAAGGCTGGCGGCTATTCTTGCTAAGGTGATATGTGGCTCTTGTCGATGAATTACCGCCAGATTGGGAAGATTATGATACCGCGCAAAAGTTAGCGTGGTTTAACGCTTATGGTGTCACGGCATCTGATTTAGCAGATGCCGGATTAGACCAAGCTTCAATTGATTGGATAGAAGCAAATCGTTATCCACAAACCACCGCGGTTGTTACAGACGCCCCCGTATACACAAGGGAGCCAATAAGAACATTACAACCTGAATACGAAGATTATTACGAGCCACCAACGATTTATTATGCTTCAGACGGAGCAGCTTTTTATTCTTTAAATGAGCGTTGGGCATACGAACAAACATTAGCGGCTGCATTAACAACAACACCACCTCCTACAACCACTGCTGCTCCAACTACCACCGCCGCTCCAACTACTACTGCGGCTCCAACTACTACTGCGGCTCCAACTACCACGGTTGCACCTACAACTACACCGGTATTTGTAACGTCAGCAACGGTTACAACAGCGGCTCCAACTACTACAGCCGCTCCAACTACTACCGCCGCTCCAACTACTACCGCCACTCCAACTACTACCGCCGCTCCAACTACTACCGCCACTCCAACTACTACTGCGGCTCCAACTACTACAGTTTTAACCACTACAGCCGCTCCAACTACGACCGTTGCTTCAACTACAACGATTGCTCCAACTACGACCTCCACAGTAACAACGACACCGCCTCCTACGACAACCGCCACAGTTACAACAACTAAAGCACCAACTACAACGGCCACGGTAACAACAACCTTGGCCCCAACAACAAGTAAAGCTTCAAGCCCTATGGGGCTAGAGTTAAAACAGGGTTGGATTTACGAACCAGAATTTAGCAAACCATTTCAAAACCCACAGACGGGCCAGAAGCTAACTGTTCAAGAATACGAAGAACAAATCATCCATCCCAACGATACAAAATGGGAAGGTAAATGGCTTAGTAACGATACGATAAGTTTTCTAAAAGGGCAGATTAATAGCGGGAAATCGCTGTACAAGATGAACTTTAAGACGCCGGGTAATTCTGATGCTTGGCATACAGACGATCTCGCTAAACGTCTAACAGCTCTTGGTATCACCAACCTAAATCAAATAGGGATGGATGAAACAAAGGGCATTTATAACAAAGACACGGGCAAAGCACTTGATACCGCTATGGTTGGCGGTAAGGGTGCAAACATAATTGGTTCTACTGGGGCTGGGGAAGGATACTCAAACTACACGGTTCAGTTTGATGCTTTTGGCAGTCCAATTATTGTTCCTGAATGGGATACGGCAAACTTTATAGCCAAAAATCCTATGCTGGTGCAGTTCCTGGCTATGGGCGCATCATTTTTAGTGCCGGGTATTGGTCAGGCAATCGCGCCTTATATCAGCAGTATTGTTGGAACGGCGGCAGCGCCAGCGGTATCTAACTTCCTTGTACGTACAGCAGTAAACACCATATTCAATGGTGGTGATTTATCCAAAGCTTTCTTGGGGGCCATCAAGGGTGAGGCTCTAACTTTGGTTACTGATGTGGTAGCCAATGAATTAGCCAATAGCGGAATGATCAGTGGGGCTACGGCAGCAGACAAGCTTGCTACGGCAAGGTTGTTCGCAGCCCCCATGACTAACGCAATCTATGCCATATCACAAGGTCAAGACCCTCTACCAACTTTGCTTGGCGGTGCAGTTAATGCAGCAGTATCAACAGGTATTAATCAGTTAGCAACTGAAAAACAACTAGACCCAACATCCAAAGCATTGTTGCAAATTGGCGTATCGCAAGCCATTAATACAGCGAGAACAGGAACATTCAATCCTGTATCGCTTATGAATTCTTTAATTAACTTGGGCTTCAACCAAGCTAATGCTAAAACAATAGCCAAACAAGAAGTCAAAGATCAAGTTGCAACACTAAGCCAGGATGAAGTTAATAGCCTGTTAAATACAACAAGTGTTATTGAAAACATGTTGGCCGCTGGGTTCAACCCAGACGAAATCTTTCATGGCAATCCAAATTGGACGGTTGAACAATATCTAACAAATATCAAAGCTTCAGATGCAAATGTACCGTTTGATTTAGGTGAAGAGGTTCAGCTTGCCGGCCCAATCGTAGCTGGGAAAGGTCTTATCAACAACAATTTTATGGCGGTCAACAAGACTGAGTTTGACCGATTGTTGAGAGCTTATAGCGCGATGACACCAGAAGATCGCGCAAAAATTGCAGGCATGCCCGCAGATACAACGCAACTAAAAGTGCTGCAAGATATTCATAAACAGTACAAGAATATTGATACACAAATAGCAGATCTTGTTCAATCAGCACAATCTGGTAACTTAGCTGCAAAATCATTACTCAAATCCTATAGCGCCTTAGATACTCGATTAGAACAAAAAGCTCAGTGGTATCAACTAACCCAAGGATTACAGCCTGGAACAGCGCTTGATGAAGCAAGAAGAGATTTGCAAGTAGGGCAACTATATAACAAAGCAAATCTTTCAGAAGTAAAAGACTCGGCTTTTCCATTTGAAGTCAAGCAATTCATCAATCAATTCCGCGGAACGCCGCAGGGCGATGCATTAGCTAATACGCTTGCTGGAGCTTATGCAGTAGGCGGGAGTGCAACAGCTAATTTTTTAAATGGGGCTTTGGGCATCAATTTGTATTTAGCCGAAAAAACCGGTTTAGATACATTCGCTAAAGACTTTCGGGAGCTTGCAGGAACAATTAAATCTGCTGGCGATAATGCTTTAACCATTGGGGATGCAAAAACAGAAGCCGGTAGAAATTTCTACGGCGGGCTATCAAACATCGTGTCTTCGATACCGTGGTTAATAACAGGAACAGTGCCGGGTGTTGTCGCTGGAGCGGTTTCGCAAACTTATGGTAACGAATACATCCAAGGTAGATTTGCAGGACTTTCGCCGTCCGAAGCAGAATTTCGAGCAACCCTTATGGGAATTGCTGAAGGCATAGGAGAAAGGATTGGAGCTAGTCAAGTTGTTGCGTTATTAAAACCGCTTTGGAGAGAAGCCCCGGCGGGACAACTTGCAAATGTAATTAGTCAATCATTAATGCAAAAAATTGGCGAAATTGGAACTAAAGAACAACTTGGTGAGTTGTTGACATTTAATTTGCAATTTGCGACCGATAAGCTATCGGATGTTGGGCTTAACCAACAAGCAACAGAGATGGATTATTTGCGTGGTGCTTTATCAACCATGCAACAAACATTTGTAGCCGCTGGCGGCAATACTGGTGTAGCAGTTGGCCTAAAGGGTGGCTTCACGCCAGACAATAGTGGTCAAATTGTTGAACTTAGTGGAGATGGTAGAGAAGCATTTGTTGTACTTGGAAATGGCGGTGTAGCACGCGTAGACATCCCTTCCAACGCAAACATTAAGCTAGGCGATCAAATCAATATTGGCGCAACAACAAGCGATATCATTTACACGCCACAGCAAAATATAGATCGTTTTGCTCAGTATGCTAATGACGTACAAGATTTATATAGTTCAGAACTAGGCAGAGAACCTTCGTTTGACGAACTACAAAACGCCATCCAAAGCATCATTAATGGTACGCAAATACAGACTATACAAGCCACTCTGAACGAATCTCCAGAGGGTAAGTTTTACAATGACAAAACAGCTTTTAATGCAAAAACGGACGCGCAGATTGCCGATGACATGCTCGGGCTTTTAGGCTCAGGTAAAAGCTATGCAGACATAAATACGCTATTCAATACGATGGGGCTAGACCCCAATCGTCAAATTAACGTGTTAGATACGATTACACCAAGGCAAGTAGTGCGTGGAACCGTAGACTCAATCACTAACGGCATGGCTATAGTCAGGACTGAGGACGGCAGATTGTTTACCATGCCAGCCACAGATGTTGACAATAAATCATTATCGCGTGGCGATGTTGTTAAGCTTGGTCTGTCCACTATAAAACCAGACAGTACGCCAACAGTGCGTTTAGAAATACCGGTCACTCAGGCGGTAACGGTAACGCCAACTATTACAGAAACGCAAACGATAACACCAACCATAACACAGACAGTTACTCAAACGTCTACGATCACACAAACAGAGACGCCAAAGGTTACTCAAACAGTGACCCAAACACCCACTGTCACACAAACGGTAACTCAGACAGTAACACCAACGGTCACACAAACAGTGACCCAAACTCCTACTATTACACAAACAATTACGGCAACGGTAACAGAAGAGGTTACGCAAACAGTAACGCCCACTGTTACTCAAACAGTTACGCCCACTGTTACTCAAACAGTAACGCCCACTGTTACTCAAACAGTTACGCCCACTGTTACGCAAACCGTTACTCAAACAGTAACGCCAACAGTCACTCAAACAATAACCCAAACGGTCACGCCTACTGTGACCCAGACTGTTACTCAAACAGTAACTCAGACAGTAACGCAAACAATTACACCAACGGTTACTGCAACTGTCACTCAAACTGTTACCCCAACGATTACACAAACTGTTACGCCAACAGTAACAATAACGCCTAGCATTACAGCAATCATTACAACCACTGAGTTACCGCCTATTACAACGACGGTAACTACCCCTCCGGTAACAACAACCGTAGCGCCAACCACGACCGGAATAACAACAACTTTAGCTCCTACAATACCGTGGCCTCCAACAACTTCATTAGAGCCAACCACTACGGAAGTGACGACAACCGCAGTAGTAACAACAACGCCTGTCGTTACAACAACCAAATCACCAACGACAACAAAGTCACCAACAACGACAGTGACAACGGCTGCACCATTTCCGTTGTTTGGAATACCGTCTATTACTAGTAAGAAAACTTACGTAGACTATGCACAACCGCAAGTAGCGCCGCCAGAATTTGGGCCGTTTGATTTATTTAAAGCGCCAAACTATTTGCGTCCCTTAAAAGACACTGGCAATTTTGGGTTAGCCGCACTTATAGGAGCAGTGACAAATGATGGCAAGCAGGGGAATGGGGGCAATCAATCCCAGCAAGATGCCCAAAGCCAAGGTCAAACGCCGGCGGGATGACACGGACTTTACGCAATACGCAGAAGGCGGTAAGGTATCGAAAGTTAACGAATCCGGTAATTACACTAAACCAACTATGCGTAAAAATCTGTTTAACCAGATCAAAAGCGCAGCGGTGCAAGGTACTGGCGCAGGAAAATGGTCAGCCAGGAAGGCGCAGCTTTTAGCAAAGCGGTACAAAGAAAAAGGTGGCGGGTATACATCATGAAAGCCCCGCAGCAATCTCTCAAAGCTTGGACTCAGCAAAAGTGGGGGACTAAAAGTGGCAAGAGGTCATCTGATACTGGGGAACGCTATCTCCCAGAGGCGGCGATTAAATCTCTTTCATCAGCAGAATACGCAGCAACCACCCGAGCCAAAAGAGAAGGAAAGTCAAAGGGGCTTCAGTTTGTTTCTCAGCCCAAGAGTATTGCCAAAAAGGTGGCCCCATTTCGGAAGGTAGGTAAATGAGCACAACCGGCGTAACCGCATTTAACCCCAATCTCAATGAATTGGTGGAAGAGGCTTTTGAGCGATGTGGGCGAGAACTGCGGTCGGGCTACGATTTGCGTACAGCTCGTCGCAGCCTGAACCTATTGGTTACAGAGTGGGCCAATCAAGGCATTAATCTCTGGACTATTGAGCAGGGGGCGATCCCGCTCTATACAAATCAAATCACCTACCCGTTGCCTATCAATACGGTTGACCTCGTAGAAACGATTATCCGCACGGGCGTAGATCAGAATCAAACGGACATCAACATCAGTCGGATTTCAGTAAGTACCTACTCTACGATTCCAAACAAACTAGCAACTGGCAGGCCGATCCAGATATATATTGACCGGCAGGGCGGGCAGACCTATACCTTCACAGGAACTTTGGCTGCAAATATTAATTCGTCAGTCACAACAATCCCGATGACAACGCTTGCTCAAGTTCCTTACGCTGGATACGCCACCATTGGAACGGAGACCGTGTACTACTATGGAACCTCCACACAAGCTGAGAATGTTGCAACTGGAGCTTCGGCATACGCAACGCTTAACAATGTGGTGCGCGGCCAAAATAACACGACGGCTGCGTCTCATACGTCGGGCGATTCGGTCACGAATACAAAGTTTCCAAACGTAACGGTATGGCCTGCGCCAGAGCAGGGTTCAATCAGTAATCCTTACTACACACTTGTTTACTGGCGGCTACGTCGGATGCAGGATGCTGGCAACGGTGTCAACGTAGAAGACATACCTTTTCGATTCCAAGAAGCGTTAGTTGCAGGACTGGCCTACAAGCTGTCCATGAAAGTAGAGGGCGGACTAGAACGGATGCAATTTCTCAAGGCCCAATACGATCAAGCCTGGGAGTTGGCATCCACAGAAGACCGAGAAAAAGCGCCCATTCGGTTTGTGCCACGGCAGTCATTCCTTGGTGTGAACTTCTAAATGCCTAATCAGTTTGCATCCGGCAAGTGGGCTATCGCGCAGTGCGATAGATGCAACTTTCGGTATAAGTTAAAACAGCTCAAACCGCTGACAATCAAGACAAAAAATGTCAATATACTGGTATGCCCGGAATGTTGGGAACCTGACCAGCCGCAGTTGCAGCTTGGTATGTATCCTGTCAATGATCCGCAAGCCGTTAGGAATCCACGTCCCGATTCCAACTCGTATTACCAATCAGGCTTAAACGGGATGCAGACTAACTACACCGTAGGAACAAACCCGCTTTATACGGGCGTTCCACTTGAAGGAAGCCGAATTATTGAGTGGGGCTTCAACCCTGTTGGTGGTTCCCGATCCTACGATTACGACCTAACCCCCAATCATTTGGTGGGTCAGTCTAGTTTAAACAGTGTCACAGCTACATAGGAGCCGACATGAAAGCGATGGAAGCACTCAAGAAACACATGGCAAAAGGCAAGGGAGCGCACCCTGATGCTAATGTTAAGAAGCTTAAGAAAGGTGGCCCGACCTCCGAGATGATGCGCCGGGAAGGAAGAAACCTTGCTCGCGTGGCTAATCAAAGGGGTAAGTAATGGCTAAATACTCCATGAAAATCGGCGGAAAAGAAGTGGGTCCAGCATCCACTTATGCCGAGCCGCATACGATGACCGGCGCTAAGGTGGTAGCTTCACCTAGCCCGGGTAAAGAAATGCCTTACAACATGGTTAAAGACTGGCAACCAACAGCGGGTGTTGCCATCAATCCTAACAGTCAAGTCAAAACGACCGGGATTAAGATGCGTGGAGCTGGGGCTGCAACCAAAGGCGTGATGTGCCGGGGGCCGATGGCGTGAACTGGGGTGAGTTAAAAACTCAGATTCAAGACTATCTGGAGACCACATTCTCCACGGATAGCCTGACGACGTTTACACAGCAGGCGGAGCAAAGGATCTTTAACACGATCCAGTTTCCCAGCTTGCGTAAAAATGTCACGGGCGTTTGTACGATAGATAATCGTTACCTGAGTTGCCCATCAGACTTTCTTGCTTCTTACTCTTTAGCAGTCATTGACACGGATGGGTCATATCATTACTTGCTTAACAAGGATGTGAACTTCATCCGTGAGTCATTCCCTATCCCGACAGGATCAGGGAATACTGGCAGACCTTATTGTTATGCGCTCTTTGGTCCGACAGTCACGGGCGAAACCATTTCAAATGAATTGAGTTTCATCTTAGGCCCGACCCCGGATCTTGGGTATACAGTGGAACTGCATTACTTTTACTACCCATCGTCCATCACGGTCGGAAATGTTGACGCAACAACGACTTGGCTTGGTGATAACTTTGATTCGGTCTTGTTGTATGGATCACTGGTAGAGGCTTCTACATTCCTAAAGTCAGAGCCTGACCTGATGGCAAACATCACGGGTAAATACAAAGAAGCACTGATTCTTGCTAAACGTCTCGGTGATGGTCTTGAGCGGATGGATGCGTACCGTTCTGGTCAGGTGCGGGATAAGGTGGTGTAATGGCAATCATCCAAACACTGACAACCAGTTTCAAAGTAGAGTTAGCTCAAGGGCTGCACAACTTTACGACGGGGACAGGTGATGTGTTTAAACTGGCCTTATACACCGCCAACGCGGATCTTGGTGCTTCCACTACGGCGTATACAGCATCCGGGGAAGTGTCCTCCAGTGGGACCAATTATTCCTCTGGAGGGATCACCCTCACCAACATTACCCCGTCCTTTCAAGGAACTACTGCGTATTGGTCTTTTGAAGATGCGACATTCACCAATGTGACTTTAACGACGAATGGCGCTTTGATTTACAACACAACAAACGGGAACCGATCCGTTTGTGTTTTAAATTTCGGGGTCAACATTACCAAGACGGCACAGAATCTGGTCATTACTTTTCCAGTGGACGATGCCACTAACGCAATTATGAGGATTGCATAATGGAACTTAAAGCCAAAGCAACAGACACAATCGCTAGCGGGTTAATCACTAGCCCCGGATCGTCTGAAATAGCAAAAGCCACAGGTCGGTTTGTGATTGAATGTTATGACAAAGACGGCAAGCTCAAGTGGGTTGATGATTCAAAGAATCTTGTCGTTAATGTTGGTCTTCAGTACATGGCTGGCACGGCACTTGACGGGTCTACAGCGCGTATTACGTCTTGGTATCTGGGTCTTTACGGTGCGGCATCAAGCAATAACCCCGCTGCTGGGGACACGATGTCTTCTCATGCTGGATGGACAGAAGTTACGGATTACACAGAAGCGACGCGCCCTGCGGCAACATTTGTCGCTGCGACAACGGCTAACCCTTCGGTAGTCACGAATTCAGCCAGTAAAGCTCAGTTCACCATGAATGCGACAACAACCGTTGGCGGGGCATTTCTTACAAGCAGCAACACCAAGAGTGGCACCACGGGGACGTTATTTTCCGCAGCGGATTTTAATTCTCCCGGTGATCGCTCCGTAGTCTCAGGTGATGTAGTGCTTGTGACTTATACTTTTAGCTTGTCTGCGTAATGGCTTTCGTCCTTGCTGATCGGGTTCAAGAAACCACGACAACCACTGGCACGGGGACGGTAACCCTTGCCGGTGCATCAACCGGCTTTCAATCATTTGCTGCGGTTGGTAACGGCAATACGACGTTTTATACGATTGCTGATTCGTCAGGTTCCAATTGGGAAATTGGGATCGGGACTTACACCTCAAGCGGAACCACTCTTTCACGAGACACGGTGCTGTCTTCCAGTAACTCTGGAAGTTTGGTGAATTTTGGGGCAGGAACCAAGAATGTTTTTGTGACGTTTCCTGCTTCAAGTACTTTGTTTGCACTTAACAATCAAACCATGACAAGCAGCTACGCCATTCCGACAGGCAACAATGCTAGCGCCGTGGGGCCAATCACGATTAACACAAGCAAGTCAGTCACGGTATCGTCAGGTCAAGCGTGGCTTATTTTTGGGTGAAATGACATGAGTAATCTCAAAGTCCAAGGCAATGCTTCTGGCTCAGGAACGCATACGCTGCAATCAGCTAACACAAACTCGTCCATCACGCAGACTTTACCGACGATGGATGCAGTGACGTTGGGATATTTAAACGCACCCGCTGTTGGGACAAAAACAGGTAGTTATACACTAGCAACAGGTGATGTTGGTAAATACGTTCAGATCGGCTCTGGTGGGTCAATAACAATCCCTGATGCTACGTTTGCAGAGGGTGACATTATCTCGTTGTTCAACAACACGACAGGCAACATCACGATCACTTGTACGATTACCACTGCGTATATAGCAGGGACAGATAGCGACAAAGCCACAATGACGTTAGCAACCCGTGGCATAGCAACGATCTTGTTTATTAGCGGTACGGTCTGCGTTGTTTCTGGGAACGTGTCATGACAGGGATATTTTTATCGTTGCTTGGTGCTAGGGCTGCTGCTGCAACTTATACAGTTGTCCAAACCTTTACCGCTACGTCCACTTGGACTTGCCCTACTGGTGTTACAGAGGTTGAGTATTTGGTTGTGGCGGGTGGTGGGGGAGGTGGATACTCAAACGGAGGCGGTGGCGGCGCCGGAGGCTTTCGTACAGGTACTGGATTAGCTGTTTCTACGACTGGCGGCGATGGAAACGGTAATTATACGGTTACCGTTGGCGGTGGCGGTGCTGGCGTAAGTTCAGGCAGAGGAAATGCAGGAAATAATTCTATATTTTCTACTATTACTTCTAATGGGGG